CTCATTATGGAGACGGTGAGTTAACTTTTATTCTAACTGTTCCGTCAGTATAATCGTCTCGTCTTCGTCTTCCAAGTTGCATTCCTGCAAACTGTTGTATAGCATTTTTATACTTTTGTTCGTATAATGTCAACATATCCATTGGACCTTTTAAAAATCCAAATGCCTCTATCAAACAGGCATATAGCAAGCCTTGTGGAAAATAAGTACTTAAATAAGTGTTATTATTATAACCAGTACCGGACCCAAGGCCGTTTGGAAATTTGTTGTAATAGACCCTAAATTTATAACTAGCATCAGGAGTTGGAGCGAAATACATACCTCCAGATGAAGTATCTGTAGTATTGTCAGCACCACCAAACATCGCATAGTATTTTGGAAAACCTGTTACTGAATTAGTAGTATCTGTAGGTGATTGAATAGTTCCCGAAGGACCATATTTTCTATCTACAAATTCTGATAAATAAGTTTGGTCTTTTTTCTCTAACCATTTTCCATTACCCTCAGTATTAGCTGTTGATTCAAATACTTCAATCCCTCTTACAAAGAGACATCCTGCTGGTGCATTAAGAGTATTATCATTTGCAGCTAATGTACCTTCTTGAACAAATCTTTCAGAGTCCATAGGAAGCTCTTGATATATTCTCATCTCAGCCGCCATTATAAAACCATCTAAAATAGTAGTTGTGAAAACATCAGAACTAACTTCAGTATAATCTATGATGGCTTGTTTCAGTGTGCTGTAATCGTATTTTTTAATTCCTGACATTATAAACTCTCTATGTTAAGAGGACTAATAACACAATTAAATCCTCCTCCTGTTGCAGTCCCTGTTGCAGCACTTGGTAGTGTTAATGTAAAACTATTATAATCTGTTACCGTTGTGTTAGCATCGTTAACATAACTTGTTCCGATTAAAGAAGCAACTTTAAATGATCCATAGACCGTGGCTCCGGAACTATGAGAACCGGCAGTTGTAGATGGTGGTGTATATCCTCTATAAATAGAAGATGTTCCTCGAGTACATCCAGTTAAATTATTAGATGATCTTCCAGTATATTCTATTACTTCGTTTTGATATGTTCCAACTTTTAAAGGGTCACTTGTATCTGATGAAGTTAAAAGTTTTTTAATCATAATAAATCCAGAAGTTGGAAAATTAGATCCATCAGCTAATGTTATTGTAGTAGCGCTATCTGTAATATTGCCATTTAAAGTTGTTTGTAATTGAAATTCATCAACTGTTACTCCACCAACAGCTTCTTTAACTGCAGTAAATCTTAAAACATCATTTACCTGTAATGATCCTTCAGGAAATGAAATCGTTAAAGTTGTGTTAGATGCAGTTGTAAAAGGATTGAAAGGTAAAAAGTCCTGTGTTCCAAATTCTGTTCTAGCTGGTCTTGCTCTTTGTAAAGCTTGTGGATCAGCACTTGTAGGTTTTGGTTCTAGTTGTGGAGATTTAGGTTCATATTCAGAACGATGGACCCATGCACCAGTCCATTCTCTGACCATTTCATTATATGGAAATGCCATACCTGATCTATCAGAAATTGATAAAGCAAATTTACCTTGTGAAAAAGTAGTCATTACATATCTCCTATTTCTGTAGGCAGTGATTTATCAATGTTAGTACTACCTTCATTTAATTTTGCAAAATCTTCTAGTTTCATATTAGCTTCATCTGCATTTGCAGGTGTTGATTGTAAAAACATTGTTGCTGTTGCAACAGGTAAACTAGCTAACATATTTAAACCTTTTATTGCTAAAGGAGTTAAACTTCCAGCTCTTGCTAAAAAAGTTTGAAATAAATTTGTTTTTGCTTTACCAATTGAAGCATCATCTAAAAGTACTTGTAAACTATTTCCACCGAGTTCTTTATATTTTGATAGTGGTATCTTTAAACTTTTAACTGTTCCTCTTAAATCTTTAATAAGGTTTCCTTGTGACATAGAACCCCCTTGAGCTATATGTTTAGCAAAGTTTTTGTCTGGTGTAAAAAATCTACCACTTCTCTCGGCAAAGCCTTTAGCCATTCCTGATCTTGAAGGAGCTTCTCCTCTAAAGATTTCAATCATGTCCATTATTCCACTCATTAACTAATCCCCGGATAATAAATTTTAGGAGAAATATAAGTAGAGTTAGAAGAACCATCTTCATCTTCTGCTCTTAATAATTCATCCTCATATAAAAGTTTTAATTCTTGTGTTCTTTGCGGAGCATACTTAACTGATAAATAATAGGCTAGACCTGCAATCATACACGGTATAAATCTATATGGTACATCAGTTGCATTTGTATAAGCACCAACATCATCAATTCTTTTTGTATAATAAAAATTAATGTAGTTTCCATCTTGAGCCGCACCTGGAGTTAAATATAAAGTCATAGTAACTTTATCTATAAATCTTTGAACCCAGTATTGAGTAGGAAGACCACTGGCAGTTTTATTTGAAAATCCTTGATATTGTGATCTACTAATTTTTGTCATTGGAGTATCAACCGAAGTTGATTTTACTCTATAGTCCGCTTCTTGAATGTCTGTCATACCAACTGGAAACTGTAATACAGCATCACTTGTACTATGAGTAGCTGCTGTGCTACCATTAACACCTCGAGTACATCCCGTTAGATTTAAACTTGAAATTCCTGTATAAGTAATTTGCTCACTGTTAATTGTTATAATTCCACCAGTTGTAGGCATTCCTGTAACTGAAGCAACTCCAATTGTAGTTACCGCTGCATTTATTCCTCCAGATAATGTAGTTGAAATACCAGAAGAAGTTCCGTCTGCAGGCGATCTATAAAAAGTATAAACAGCCTGACCATCTACCAATGCAATATTTTGATTTTTAACTTCCCAAAATTGAAGCCCTCTATTGCCCCATTCAGAAAATAAAATGTTTAACGATCTTCTAGCGGTCTTAAGCTGATGTCCAGCTGTACCTTGCATACCAATACGTTCGTATGCATCTTCTATAATTTCGTCTATGCCTAGGTTCTTATCAAAAACATAAGAGCCAGATGTGGTATTAGCCATTTAAACTCCTTACGCGTAATAGGCTGTAAATGAATCTATAGCTGCTAATGTTACGTAAGGTGCAGTATCAAATTTAACCCCATTACCACCAAAATTAAAATTTAAAGTATCATTACTCGTACTTCCGCCTTTAAGATGAATTTTAATAACACCAGATGCAGTAGTAGCATCTTGAATTGTAATTTCACCATCTGCTCCTGTTAAGTGTGCATTGATACTTATAATTCTACACGGTCCTAAATTAGTAGCTGAACCACTTACGTCTCCCTGTAATCTTCCTGAAGAAGTTAATTCTACTGAAGCTTTAACATCACATAATTGTGTACCCATAATTTTCTCCTAATTGTGAGCTCCCGAAGGAGCTCACATTATTTTATTACTCAGTATCAGAAGTTGAAGAGAATCCAAAGAGTTTAACTTTGAAAACTGTATCGCTTCCTGGGTCTGAGTTAACAGTAAGTGTTAAAGTAGCTGGTGCTGCTACAGCTGCTGTTGTAGTAGCTGCTAAGTCAACTAAACCACCCAACCCATTAGATGCAAAGTGTCCTTTGAATCCTGCAGAGTTGATAGCAATGCTTGTACTCATAGCATCTAAATATGCATCAGGGTCAGCTGCTGTTCCTACGTCCGTCAAATAAACTCCATTTGTTGAGGCTGTAGTTACAACTACGACTGCTGAAAGACATATGAAATTAGTCGGCATAGTAGCAGTTGAAGTCCCTGTTGTTGCACCGTTTGCAACCGTAACAGATTGTTCAAAAACTTCTAATCCAATATCAGTAATTTTTGCTCCAACACTATTTTTATTAATTATATCAAAACCGTTTTCCGATCGAACCGGTCCTGAAAATGTAGTATTTGCCATAATATTCCTCCTAGAATATTTAAATGTAGTCCCTAGGGGATGTCGACTATACGCGTCTACATTTAAGTTTATTAAAAATGTATAGTGTGATTTTTATACAACAGTTTTTAGTAGAGTGCAAGAGGGCATGCAATGTGGAACAGAATTTTTCCAACGATGTAGCTTTTGATTAAGTAGCTACAGAAACTTGTGGGGCAGCATTTCTGATTGCATTTTCTCTGTCTGCAATCTTAGATTCCTCGGCTTTGATCTCAGTAATAACACCTTTAATTGCATTATCAATTTCGACCATATTAAGAGTATATTTTCCACTTTGCTCATACTCCAACTGCCACTTCAACTCCAAGGATCGTTTTTGTTTGTACAGGTCTAGTATCATCAACCAACTCCTCGTATGTTATGCGACGGGTGTCTCTAAACATTCCCGTTGATTCCCACTTTATACTTTTTTCTCCAATTTTGTCAAGGATTGAATTTTCAATAGATTGAGCATTATCGTCAGCTAAAACTTTAAATTTAGCATGATGATCGTAAGCCCATATATTTACTAGGAATTGTCGCATTTATCCTTTCTAGTGAATGATTGTGGCGGAACTATGTCCCGCCACAAAAAGTTTGTTAAGTATTACGCTCCGGCTGTTCCGAAGATACCTCTAGGGTCTGATACGCCGAAAACGTATCTTTCTCTAGCTTTGTATCTAACGTTGCCAGTATCGAAATCACCTTCCATCTTAGTAGATAGAGGAGTTCTTTCGAAATGTTTCATACCATTTGGCACATCTGTTTTAATGAACCAAG